TAGAGACATAGCCGGATCGGATATAGAATTCCTCGATCATATTATTGGCAAGAAAGAAAAATTTCTCTCTACGTCAGATGTAATATCTATCCTAGAAAGAATACGTATATCCCCTCAGATACCCCTTTCCTACCTCACACCAAAGATTTTAAAAACCTTATACTGTTGTGTCTCTAAAAACATTCTATGTAACTATATTAATAAAGAGGTATGGTTAAGGCAATGCTATTCTATACAGAATGGCTCTTTTCAGGGGATTTCTGAGATGGAAAAGGTCCCGATGTCAAAGTTTATAGCCATGTGTACTATACATAAGGAGGCTATGGATCAGATTAATACTCCCACTACAGCGTCAGTTCAGTAATATGCCTAGTAACTTGTACAAGTTTAGCAATGACGCATCAGGGGACGAACTTCTCCAGTTAGCGGTTATCCTATACCTTATATGCTTAAGCTCTAACATAGTCGAACTCAGTAGATTTGTAACCGCTACGGCAAAAATTATCGGTCCGGATGATTTTAATAGCCTTATGAGGCGTGTTTGCAAAATGTTAGAGGGAAATTATACGGGAGATGGGAAAATCCCCTGCTCGGATTGGCTAATGACCTCTCTGTACGAGCTGTACAGATCTATCGGAGAGTAGATCTTTGTAATAAAGCCTTCAAACTAGTTGAAGGCTAATCGAGAGGTCTGTACATTAACGGAGAGCACAATTTTGGCAAACCAGATCAGTGTTAATGCAGCTACTTTAAATAGACCGGGTGTTTTTATCTCCCAGTCTACTACCGGGAGCCTGCCACAGCCTATCGCTACTCACGCAGTAGGTTATCTGTTCGGTACTACACCGGCAGATGAATACTACACCAGTGATTCCGAAGGCATCTATTCATCTTTTACCCCCTATAAACCTACACAGGTGGGTTCGGCTCAGGACTTCCTGGATCGGATTGGTGGGTCTACCCCTAGCGGTAGCGTTGGCTCTTTAACCACCTACGACGCAGTTAAGGGGTTTTTCGACAACGTCGGTGTGAATGGAATTCTATACTTTACTAGAGTAACTCCTGCTCCCGAGACCGTCATCGACCTTGGAGTGAGCGGTGCAGGGACTGGGTACAACTCTTTCGCCTTGAAGGTTAACGGGAGATACTTCGGCACCCCTATCAACGTACTAGACGGAGATGGTGACGAGATCAAAGTAATTACCACTACCGGTATTGACGCTGTAGATAATGCCAGAGACCTGTACAGCTACCTGTCTAGTACCAATTCGGACGGATTCTCTGATTTCTACAAGGTAGAACAAACTCCGGCCGAAGCTACTGCGGGGAAATTCAGGATTTTTGCTAGGGATAATAGCCTTCTCCCCAAAGTAGATGTCTTCCTCGCATACCAGTTTGACGGAGCTAATTTCTCCCCCTCGTTAGACATCAATACTGTGGACGTTGTGAAATTGTTCACTTCTGTCAAAGAGGTCAACTTCCGCTGTAATAGTAAAGATGTAGACACCGGAGAAAAAATCCTTTTCCTGGATGGTTCTCTCCTAAGTCAATTCATCTCTGCTGCGAATGACGATACTCCGGAAACTTACGACCCCTCTACCGACCAGTCCTCAATCCTGAAAGATTTCCTGATCGATCAGGGATTCTACCCTGCCGCAGGGGCTATCCCTAATGGGAAGATCATCGCCGTAAGTAAAGATTTTACTTCGGGTGCTGGTCCGGATGATAAATGGCCCGATGCCAGCGCTGCTTACTGGAAATACACCTTAAGTACGACCACCTTCGCCAGAATTATGTCTGGCATGAACGCATCTATCCCTACCGGAACCGTACCGACTAGCGGCCCCCGTACCGGATACCTCCCTGATTCCGTTCAGGTGTTTTACGTCTCCGTAGCTGGAGAAAACCGCGCCCTTATCGTCAACGGTGCTACTCCAGACGAATTGGCCGAGGGTCTTAGAAACGAAATTACTTCGATCCTGGCGGAGAAAGATCTTTCCCAGTATTACGAAGTTGAAGCGTTAGCAAGTGGTTCGGAATACGTAGAGAATACTTACGTCCCGAACAATGGCTATGCCGTAAGTAATTTAGTCTCTGTTGCTGGCAGCCCGTTCATTCGTCCGGATATTAACGACATCAGGCTGAGTGGTACTGTTGCTATCTCCGGCGGTACGGTCACCGGGACCAGCACCCTATTCACTCAAGAACTCGGAGTAGGCTACGTATTTGTAGCTAATGGGGTCCGTTTTACAGTCACGGCTGTTACCAACAACACTTCGGCTACCGTAACCCCGTCTAATGTTACTGTCCCAGCCAGCACCGCTGCTTTCCTAGACAAATCTCTAGCCAACGGATTCTTCGCACACGATTACGTCCTTAAAGTTCGGATCACCTCGAAAAATGGCCTGGTAAGTCCTGTACTTCCCGGGGTTAACCGCCAGGGGCTGATTGACAGCAATGTAGTCAAGCTTAACTCTCTCCTCGAGAACGTAGGCTATTCCGGGTACAAACTTACCCTGCAAGCCAAAGCTCAGGATTTTGTCTATGCTATCGAGAAGGGAATGAGCGATGAGTATTACGCCCCCGGGTTCCTGATGGCTCCCGAAGCGTATAGCGAACTGGCGTATTCCGCAGATTCCGATCTCGGGTCTAGAGCCGAAGCGGCTGAGGAAAGACTGAAAATTACGCAGACTCTGATGGCTGCTGCTGAAGGAAGATTTGGTACTACTGACGGTATTTCTAATACCCAGCATATGGCCCTTATCGATTGCGGTGGAGACATTGAAAACGTCGCCCAGGCCCAAGACGAACTTAGCCTGATCAAGTCGATCATAGGTATTCCATTCGGGCACGGTGCGTATTTTGCACCTTACGTTAAAAACGTAAGCGATAGGTTTGTTCCAAGCAGTTCTTTCGTGGCAGGTATCGCCTGCAGCCGTTACATCAACGAGGGATTCCAGCAACCTCCCGCAGGTTCTAGGTACCCCCTTCGTGGTGTGACAGGGCTCAAGTTCGGTGTTTCTCCGCAACAGCAAGAGGTTACTTACGCCCTCGGACTGAACCCTATCCGGTCTCTGCCTAATCGCGGAATCGTGGTGTGGGGCTCTCGGACCCTGGCCAGTAACGCCCTGTTCAAATTTGTAAATACTCGTGTAATCCTAAACGTCCTGATCGACGTGATGAATAGAAGCTTCGACGATGTTCTTTTTGAGAACATTGACTCGGCAGGTTCTGTCTATTCGAGAGTTAAGAGTATTGCCCTCCAGGTACTTAATGAGTTCTATCGCCAAGGGGCTCTGTTTGGCAGTAGGCCTGAACAAGCCTACGCGGTGGTTTGCGGTGACTCTAATAACACCCCCGAACTGCTTGAACAGGGCACGGTTCGGATGGACGCTTATGTAGCCACTAGCCCCACTCTGGAGAGACTGGCTATTACTATCGTTCGCACCCCACTCGGACAAGTATCACTCATCAGTGATAGTTTTAGCCGAAATGAGGAAAGGTTTACTACCTTTCTTAACGCCACTAACTTAGTGGCCTGATCCCCCTACTATGCCCAGACGAGTACGCAAAATAATGGGAGAAGAGGTTTTAAACTCCGATTCTCCCCTCTCCGAACAACAACCTAAACGGGTTGTATACGTTGAGCTATTCCGTTCCGGTCCGCAGATTAGTTCTACGGGCCAGAAGATGGTTTTTGAGGAAAGCGATTTAGACCAGGTCGTAATTAGTTACAACCCTAATAAGCACGAAGCCCCACTCATCATCGGACATGAACAAGACGACGCTACCCCGGCCCTGGGCTGGGTAAGAGAAGTCTGGCGTAAGGGTAAATCCCTGTGGGGGAAAGTAGAACTTACCCCTAAAGCTGAAAGGCTTATTCGTGATGGCGTATTTAAAAAGGTATCTAGCTCGTTCTATTTACCCGACGCTGATACGAATCCGGCGCCAGGCAACTTATGCCTGCGTCATCTCGGACTTGTGTCCATTCCAGCGGTGAAAGGTCTTACAGCTTTCTCCGAAACTAACCCTGAAGGCTCGATCACAATAACTCCAAGGGAGTCTTCTATTTCATTCCAAGAAACCTTTTCTACTATGGCTAAAAGAAAAACTGAAGCTTCCCAACAACCACAAGTTGTCGATCACGCCGATGGGAAGGGCATGACCATTAACGTGAATATCAACGGCATGGGTCAGGCTGACACCTCCCCTACCGAAGTTGGCGACAGCGGCCTGGCTACGGAAGAGACCGGGTCACCCGCTCCGTACGACATGGAGTACGGAGACGGCATGCTTCCTGACGCCCCTATGCCCGGTGCAGCCGACCCTAGCCTCCAGCGTATGGAGATGGTCGAGGGGCCTGACGGTAACGAGATGGGCGATGAGAACGATGGTGAAGGGGAGCCTTTGCCGGAGGACGGGGAAGGTCCGGGTGGCGAAGAGGGGGAAATGGCCCCTGAAGGAGACGAAAACGTCGAGGACATGTCCGGCGAAGATGATGAGCAAGTGGCATCCGAACTTGCCTCTCAATATACCGAAGAGCAACTCATCATGGCCCTGTATCAACTCGCTCAGGGCTCTAGCGAGATGGGTGAATCCGGGATGATGGGCTACTCCGAGCCGGAAGAGGAGAAGGTTGCGGAATTCTCTGAACCTGACCCCCTCGCCGCCAAAGTTGCCGAACTTGAGGAAGAGCTTGCAAGCCAGAAGAAGCTCATGAGGCAGAAGGAAATCACCGATTTCTGTGAAACTCTTTACAACAAGGGGAGGCTTACAGAACAAGTTGTCCCTAAGGGTGACCTGGTCCGGTTTATGGAGACCTTGAATTCCAAAAATACTGTGAATTTTAGCGAAGCGGGTAAAGCCACCCAGTTCGATTTTATGAAGGGTGTTTTTGAGAAACTTCCGTCCATGGTTTCGTTTGAGGAAGTAGCACCGATTGCTACGGCCCCTAAGAAACCCAAGGTTCAGCGTCCCAGTGCGGATGGCTATGTGTACGATCAGCGCAACGCTGAGATTCATACCAAAGCTGTTGAATACGCAGAAAAAAATAGCACGGACTATATGTCCGCTATCAAATTTGTCCTCAGCGACGAGGACTGACTAATTCGGTGTAACACAGGGGCGTAAGCCTCTGGTAGATATCCTTAAAAGTAAATATATTTACTTGATATCTATACTTCCAGGTTACATGTACCGAGATTGACTACTTACAAACTTACTAATCAAGGAGATTAAAATACATGGCGAAAGATCCTCGCTATATGTCTTTCGATCACCAGTACGTGGAAACGGTAACTGTTACTAACACTACCGCTCTCGCCAATGGTATCGAACGCTGTCGATTTGTTAAGCGCAGTGGCGCTTATCCCGCTGCCGGTGGCTATGCCGCAGGTGTGAACGTCTTCAAGCTCTATGGGCAAGGTGTTCTTAGCGAAAAAGGCTATCAGGTTGAAGATGCAACTCTTACTCAACTGACTGGCACCCTTGGAATTGCTACTACCGGAGTTATGACCGGTACTACCACCGAATTCGAGACCGAACTCGAAGTAGGTACCACTATCCAAGTAGGAGGTCAGCTCTTCCGAGTAATGAGTATCGCTAGTGATACCAGTGCGACTGTGGCTCCAGCTCCCGCTGTGGCTATCGCTCCTGGTGCAAGCGCTTTCATCTGGCCGGGTACCTATGAAGGTCAGAGCAATCCTTCGACTACTCCCCGCAAGCCTGGTGTATTCCCTTATCAGTCTCTGATGAGTGTGGTGACTACCGGTATTGTCATTGTTGAAGTGGACGCTACGTCTACCTTCGCTGTAGATGATGCGGTGTACTCAACTACTTCCGGTACTGCTTCTAGCACTGCTGGCGGCAAGGTTGTGCTCGGTCGTTGCCTCGACGTTATCAGCACTGCTGGTGCTGGTCAATTCATTCGTGTGAAGCTCGGCAACGAAGCTGGCGCACAAACTAACTGATAAGGAGAGTTAACTATCATGATGAATTTAGATCAAGTAAGAGTAATTGACCCTATTCTTACTCAAATCGCTCAGGGTTATAGGCAGGCTGAAGGTGTTGCTACATTCTTCGGGCCATCTGTATCAATGAGTGTTCGTGCTGGTAGAACGCTTGTGTTTGGCAAGGAAGCTTTTGCTGCGTTGTCTTACCTGCGTGCTCCTGGTACCAATATCCAGAAAATCCAATCCGAGTTTGGAACTCGTAGCTTTTCGCTTCGGCAAGAAGCTATTAGCTGGCAGTTGACTGAAGAAGTCGCTGCTGAAGCTAAGAATGGTGCCGCTGCTATTGACCTTAGGGCTTTCGTGGCGAAAAGAGCTGCGGAATCCTTGATGCAGAGCTGGGAAGTGGAGGTATCGGAGAAAGTTACTGATATTACTCAGTACGAATCTGGTAACGTACTCGATCTTGCTACTTATAACAGTGGTGCTGATCAGTTCAATAGCCCGACTTCTGATATTGAAGTTCTTATTGATGAGATGAAGGAACAGGTGCGTACGCAATGTTCTGTTTATCCCAATAAGATGGTTATCTCTCCTGATGCCTTTAACGCTCTCAAGCGTAACAAGCGCATTCGTGACTTCATGCAACGTGGTGTGCTCGTTAACGAAAAGACTCTCGCCGAGATATTTGGCCTCGACGAAATCCGTGTTGCACGTCGTCTCAAGCTTAATCCTGGTACGGATGAACTGGTAAATATCTATGATAACATCGCCATTTTGTTCTATCAGCCTTCTGCTGCCTCGGATGGGTTTACTCCACTCTTGGATGCCAACTATGGTAATCCGGCTTTTGCTTATACCTATACGCTTTCCGGTTACCCCATCTCCACGCCTGAGCGCTTTAATGTCGAACGTCGTGTATTCGAAGGTGACATTTTAGTTGAGAGATCTTTCGAGTTAGTTGGTTTGGGACAAACTGGTAGGGTAGGCGCTGGTGCTGTCTTCCTTAATCCCGTTGGCGTGTCTGCCTGATTAACTGGCCGATTAGATAGTTATCCCGTCAAAAATGGCGGGATTTTTCTTTGTTTACACGGAAGAGGGAGGAAAGGTGATATAATTCTAAAAATCGTCGTCCCCCCCCATGGCCCAAGAAAAAAACTATTTTCTCTTAAGATGGACTTTTGGTGACGGTCTCCAACCGTTCAATTTTTTAGGCAGAGATACTTTCCCAGAAAGCAAATTAATCCCTCATCTAGAGGCCTGTATTAAAGAAATACTGGGAGAAGAGGGCTACGACTCCACAGAGAGGTATCTCAAAGATACTAGTTGGACTTTTGCCGAAGAAATTTGCGTTTTTGAACATGTTGAGAGTGTGGGGGGGTTGTCGTTAGGAGGTCATATAGAAAAAATATGCGAAGATCTTGACAAAAAGTCTCTGCAGAATACAACGAAGAATAGTATAAGACTTACTTGCGCCTGAAGGAGAAGTACTAAAGTTGAAAGCTTTATATAACAGTGTCCCGTACCCGTGCCGTACACCCCACCTGCCGACTCCCACGGTGTAGCAAACCAGTGTAATCCGGCGACCGTAGATTACTTCATAGAAATCTTCGGTTTCAATGAGGCGTTGGAACTTTCTCGCCTAGAAGATCCCACCGCCAATACAATAAATTACGAAAGAATCCAAGTCGCCCTTAATGACGCCTCCGTACTTATACAATCGTTCATAGAAACGGCACCACCCGCTGGCAAGCTTCTTATCGCTGGCTCCTATAGGCGTACGCAAGCCGTAATAGCCCGATGGTATCTCGACACCCTCAGACCTCGACAACAGGTCGTAGACGCAGCAGAGTCGGCCCTGAAGCAATTAGACATCTGGGCCAGTAAGAGCAGCCCGTCTACTGGCTTAAAGTGGCAAGAGGCATACAGGTACTGGAATAGCTCCTGTGCCATGGTAATGTCCAACACGCAACGAGAAAGGTCTTTTACAGACACCTCCTTGGCACGGTGGGAAATGCGTTGGGGTACTAACAACAGGTGGAACCCGTACAAACGTAAACCTGCTGTGGTAATAGATAGTGTCACCCCCAGGGGCAAAAGTGGCGACATTGGTAGACAAAATGTAACACTTATAGGAGATAGTACTTTGGGAGTTAATCAGTTATTTGATGAGCTAGAGACTACTCGAGATTTAGCATCTTTCGCAGATACTCAAGAGGCGGTGACACCCGAAGATAGCGACATACTGGTTGTTCAGGACGAAGAAGGTAATATAAAAAATAGCAATGGTGGCCTCAGGGAGGCTGACACTTTTTAAACTCTAACCCCCATGAATCAGAATTACGGTTACGACCCCTTGAATCCAGCTATGCCTGGTGGTGCGGGCATGTTAACTATTCTGCCCAACCAGGGCACATCCGATTGTAGCTACAATACCAGTGGTTTACTAGGACTTAATACTTCCTCGTTCGGGGTGTTTCCGGACTCTACTCCCTATAAGCAATCAGCTAGTGAGTTAAGGCAGTATATTATCCAATTAGAGGCTACCCGGAAATTACGCGACCTCTCAGATGTGTTCTTTAGTCGTTCTCCTCAACCCGGGGACATACTGGCGTATAACTACACTACCGGGTATTGGCAGCTCCTTGATTTTGTCTCAGGAGGGGAGTTCTAATCTAGACCAGGATCCGGTCTCAGTAGAGTAATAGATACCCATTATGCCACTTTCTCTGATGGCCAATTGACATACCGGACAAGGCTTTGACATACAGAACTCACCCTTTCCGTTAACTCTACCTACAATCAGGGTATCACATTGCGTTCGGGTTTTAATCAAAGCCCGTATTTCGGCATGCAGGGATGTACGGAAAGGTTCTCCGGCTCGGATAGCAAAGTCCAATTGCAGGGGGTGAGTTTTTCCTTGGACATTTGTGGAGCTTACGATGATCTTGCCCTTCCTAAGAAGGATGCAACCCACTTTCCTGCGAGAAGTGGAAGACAACGCTAAAGCTCTTACCACCTCGGAGAGTTTTTCCTCAATCACCAGCAAGCCGCCTTAATCTTTCAGCCATCCTAAGGCATTCCCTGCCCCACCAGAGGATATCTTGCTGGTGAAAATATTTTGAAATAGCGACCTCCTTATCCAGGACTCTTTCACCAGTGTCGATTCTCTCCATCCGGAGGTACCCGTAAGTGTCAGTCTGTCCCAGCACGTAGCAATTGTATTCCTGATCTAGGGTATTCGACCAAACAATTTTTGCCATAAATTTTTCCGTATACCCCTAGCTATACACTAAATCGGTGAAAGCTGGTTGTAGTGACGACAACCCAAATGCTGCTTGAGATAGAAAATTCACTACATCGCCGGGTTCACTCCGCCCTCGGGCAGAGTGCGGTGGTCTTGCGTCTTGCTGAGGAACTCGATCAATCTGGTCGAGTGGCCGAACAAGCCATGATTATCGTGTCGTTTACAAGTGCGAATACTAATAATCCGAATAAGGGGGCGTATATTCCAACAATTCGCACTAGAAGGCTAAATTATACTTTGACTCTAGTCCAGAAGCAGGCTCAGAGAGAGGGGCATTCTTTCTGTCTACCTATCCTAGATCTTTTAGCGGATTCCGTGACCGGGTGGGTACCTGAAATCCCTGGACTAGAGTTTCAAA